GGGAAACCGCAGGAGCATTTTAACCATGTCAAACAGCACTAAAGATATACACGTATATGAGAGCGGGAGCGGAGGAGAATTCGCTTTTCTGAACAATGATCTAGTTCTAGTAGAAGCGCTCTACCAAGCCATATACATTTCACTTTTTGGAGGTAATATAGAAGCCTCAACGGTCGGCAATGAGATAAAAAGCGAAGAACGTTTTGACTACTGGGCAAATTCTCTGCTTTTTCCTAACAAAATTGAAAAGCGATACAACAGTGAGACAGAGCGAACTTTGAATTCTGTTGTATTAAACAGTTCAGGAAGACTCAAAATAGAATCAGCTGTAAAACAGGATTTAAAATTCCTAAGTAATATTGTAGAATATTCAGTAGATATTTTTATATTGAGCCGCAACAGAATAGAAATAAGATTGGTATTGAAAGCGATACCTAACCAAGCAGACAAGCAAATCCAATTCATTTGGGACAATGCTAAACGAGAAATCGTAATCAATAGAGATATTTAAAATGGCAGTAATACCTACAATAGCGGAAATATACAGCAACCTAAGCAGCGATCTAAGAAACAGACTTGAAATATCAGATGATGGGCTAAGAAAAGTTTTAGATGCAATAGCTATATCTCTAGCGGGTCAATTTAAGCTTACGTATCTTTCGCTAGCAGACATCCAAAATAACGTCTTTCCAGACACCGCAGATCTGGGTGAAAATGGAGGAACATTAGACAGATTTGGTCTGATTCACTTGAATAGAATTCGCAGACCTAGCACGAGTGGAATTTTTACAGTTTCACTAATTGCAGAAGCTGGGAGTGTTTTACGAAGAGGGATAACATTCAAGTCTAACGATGACAGTCGGAATGCTGGAAAGCTATTCGTTTTAGATCAGCAAGAAACACTTGTAGGGGTCGCTGACATATTAGAAATAAGGTCCCTAGAAGGGGGGTCGGAATCACTGTTAACTATAGGAGACAAATTGACGATCACAGAACCCGTGATAGGGGTAGATCAAATAGTTACAATAGCTTCAATAGTTCGCCAGCCTTTCGATGAAGAGAGCATAGAAGATTTTAGAGCCTCTATTCTTCAAAGCATACAGCTTGAGCCTCAAGGAGGAGCAAAAACAGATTATAAGCTGTGGGCTGCAGATGCGCAAGGAGTCCGTAAGGTTTACCCGTATCTATCAGACAACAATGCAGGAACAGTTCAAATCTACGTAGAAGCAACAATAGGAGACAGTACAGACGCATTGGGGACACCTAGCGCGACTCTTCTAAATGATGTTTTAGAGGTTATAGAGTTCGACCCTGATATATCTCTGCCTTTGAACGAGAGAGGCCGCAGGCCTATACAGGCAGATGTTCAAGTGGAGTCTATCGTTCTGACTCCTGTAGATATAACCATCACAGGCATGCAAGAAAACAGCGCGAGCATAACACAGTCCCTAAGAGACAACATAGAAAAATATCTGTATGACATTAGGCCTTATGTATCAGGGGCAGACTTAGCTAGAAATAAAAACGATATATTGTATTCAGCTGCCCTTCAGTCGGTCACTACGAATGTTTTAGAAGCTTCTAATTTCTTTACTAATTTCACAGTATTCGTGTCGGGTGTCAATCAACTTAGTTTTTTATTCACTAGAGAAAACATACCTTATTTGAGGAACATAAGCTTTAACTGATGGCAAATTTAAATACACAGCATAACTTCTCTACTTCCCACGGCGCTAAAACCCCGCACAAATATCCTTCTGATGATGAGAACCTACTAGAAGTCTTGAACAGGTTATCGGTGCAACTTTATCCTACAGGGCGAGCATGGTACAGACCTGAAAACGGAGTCTGGGATAGGTTTCACGGGGCTTTAAATGTATCTTTTGCGAGGTTAATAGAAGAGTCAAAACTTCTATTAGACCAAAATATTCCAGACAACGTAAACTTTAGTGAAAACGATGCGGAATTATGGGAGTACAGGTTAGGGCTTATAACGGATTCTGGCACTTCTATTGAATTGAGAAGGCTAGCTATAAATAGAAAGCTAGGACATCCGAACAACATAAAAGCTAGGCAGCATCCTTTTTTCATACAGGATCAATTGCAAAAAGCAGGTTTTCAGGTGTATGTTCATGAGAATACGGTTCCTTACCGTACCCCTAATGAGATACTAGCTATAGCTACTTTAGAAACTCCACATGGGGATAGTCTGCAACATTCTGATAGCACTCAGCATGGCGGAGGCAATTTCGACTTGATCGCTAACAGTGTAGACGTTTTAGAATCCTATGCGATAGGAGGGACTCAGAATCTTAGAGCTACCTTTTTTATAGGTGGACCAAACCTGGGGGAATTTGCATCTGTGCCAGAGCAAAGACTAAGAGAATTCAAAGAACTAGTACTGAAACTAAAACCAGCACATTTGGTTGCATTCACATTCATAAATTACTTATAAAATGGCAAGAGATAAAGCAGTTCAGCAAAACATAGATAATTCTAACCCTGCTAACTACCCTAATGGTCGTATAAAAAACAATACTGGCGGAAACGACGGAACTCCAGTCAACGAACAGGTGTATGGAGATATTCACGAGACTCTTGCGAAAGCTACGAGGTTGTACGGGATAGCATACAATGGATTGCCCGACAATGAGGCTAATGGGTATCAGCTGCTCGAAGCTATAAGAGCGCTAGCCTCAAAAAATGATTTTGTTCTAGACATGAGTTCATCCTCCAACGTTCTTATGATACCTATAAAACTAGGAAAGATGTTGGCTAATGAAAGCGTAATACTTAAAGCTGCGGTAGATAAAACCACACAGACACAGATCAAAGGAACGCTAGACAACGAGACTAGAACGGTTACGTTTTTAGGAGACTTCAAAGCTACAGAATATGTGCGCATGATAGTCACGAACACATCCGTAGTCTTAATCAGGCTCATAGATAGTTTCAATCTAAACAGTGCTGTAGCAGATTTGGGGTTTTTAACCTCAGCTAACCAGGCTGAAGAGAATGCAGGCACAACAAACACTAAAGCGACGACTCCTCTGACGAATAAATCAGCTTATTCAGAGAGGGTAAATGGCGCAAGCAGTTCTAACTATCTAGCTATTGAAACCAGCCAAATAGGCACAGCGCGAAATGGCTTAATGACACCAGCGGACAAACAAGCCATACAGGACTTCAACCTAGACAACATTAAAATAACATCAGATTCAAATGTGGCGGTTTTGAACTGGCAAGACGATGTAAACAATGCCGACAATTTCCTAGCAAACTACGTAGATGTTGCTCCTCCTGCAGGTAAAACAATAGCAGATTTGAAAGGGTTCATGGCTTCACATTCTAGGGTCAGGTTTGACGGCGACGTAAATGATGACGACTACATGTGGTGCCGCTGGGCGTTGTACCCAACAATTAACCCGACGAGTGTTAGAGTGATATGCGGAGCCACTGAATTAGAAGAGCCTCCAAGACTCAACTATTTAGGAATATGGATATAATAAATTCACAATGAAAACACTAAAAACCTTACAAGTCCCTCAAGACGGAAACGATTTATTGTTTCCAGATGGCCAAATATTAAATGAAACCATAACTAACCAGGGTACTCCTGTGGTCAGGGAACTGTATGGAGACATAATAACCAACGTATATAAAATAGTCAGAGATGCTGGATTAGTATTCAACGGGAATGAAGATAACGAGGTCAACGGTTACCAGCTCTTGGACGCTCTTAAGCTTTTCGTGAATAATCTGAATGATAAAAGGCAAGTTCTAACTGTGTCTTCTCAAAGCATTTTAACGGGCTTTAACTTCGATGTTCTTCCAGACGAATACATCTTCATAGGAGTCTTGTCAGACGCTTTAAGTTCTTCTGAGGTATATAACATGGTAAGCGGAAACGGTGGCGCTCTGTCAATCCCAGTGAACTCAACTAGCGATATCCAAGCATCTTCAACAGTTTTGATAGTTTTAAACCGCGCGGGAACAACTGTTGTTGATCTTAGTTCGGCTGTTTCGGGGGACGTATCGGTGAATGCTTCTTTCGGAACACCTTTAAGCTTCAATGAAAGCACAAAGGCTTACTATTTTAGAAAAGGTATAATATTCAATGATTTCCCTAAGTCTTTTTCATTAGAAGGACCTATTGCTGTTCTTACTTCTAACAACAGTATAGAGGTGTTGGAGGTCATCTTTTTTAAAGGAAGAGCAATATGCTTGACAATTGACACTGTATTAACCTCATATAGGATCTTTTCATTTTTAGAAAGCTCCAACATGACTTTAGAAGGAGAAGTCACTTTTACTAAAACCGACGGCACTGACAATTATCCTTACATGTATTGCGACGGGAGTTTCATTTACTTTACTAATTCAGCAGGATCAGTGAACAGTAGTGCTAATAACAATGACGTGTCCAAGCAAAATTTTGATGAAAATACTTTGACGCTCTCTGAAGTTAGTTCTTTCTCTATAGATTCTAGCTTTCAAAAAACTACGAATGTGTTCGTGGATTCCAATAGTCAACTCCTGTACACTTTTATCCAAAATGTCCTAACCTCTTACCCGATGAATGCTTCTGCAGGGACTCAAATTGGTTTCTTTCCAGGTATAGACGGGATTGTTTTTAAGTTGGGCGGATCTACTTACTATTCTAATGGAAACACTTCTACCAAATGGCAGTACTAAATGTTAACACTAAAGAGCTTATTGCATATTCAGCTAAGTTGGAAAAGCTAAACAGATCTGCTTTTCCAAGCGCTGTTCGTAATACTCTGAACGAAGCAGCTTTCACTACTAAAAAGAATATTCCAGTCCATGCTGCGGGAAAATTCGTGACTAGACGTAAAACGTTTTTCAAGAAATTTTCAAGAGTTGAAAAAGCTAGCGGGTTCAATATAAATTCCCTAGTATCTAAAGCTGGGATAGACTCGTCTGTAGGTCAGGAGCTTCTAAAGAACTTAGAAGCTCACGAAGAAGGGGGGAAAATAGTAGGACGTAAGATAGTTCCTCATGACGAGGCTAGAACGTCAAATAGTTCGGGGAAAGCAGTACGCTCTAGAAACTATGCTAATAAAGTAGCCGCCCACAATGCTTCTAGAGCTTTCAAGAGCCATTCAGGATCGGGCAGAAGTAAATTCGTAGCCGCAGTTTTTAGCACTGTGAAAGCAGGAAAAAGAAATATGTTTCTGGCTAGCGGAAAAACTAAAGGTAAAAGCATAGGAATGATATATTCTGTAAAAGGTCTCAGTAAGAATG